ATAGAAAACAACATGATTTAACCAAAAAGACAAAACAACTAAAGAAATCCTTATCAAAGGATAGATTTAACCAATATTTAGAGGATTTATATAAAGCTGATGATAACAGCTAGATTAACAACAGAAGAATTAGATAGATTTTTAGGAATAGCATCATTTGTAGATGATAAATTACCAAAACCTAAAAAACCATTATGTGTAACTAATTTTCAGCTATTAGATGTATCACCAGACAAAGATACTTACAAAGATTCGGCAACATCTCCTGCTAGACCAAGAATAGTTCCAACATCAAGACAATTATCAATTTATGATTTTATATTAATGTTGATGATGGATGTGAAATCAGAACAGAGAGAATTAATTTATCTTAGGCACTTTCCCTACCGGAGTTACCGGCAGCTCAAAAGATTTTACATTGGAGATAGCCATGAGAAGATTAGATATATGTATTTCAGAGCTTTGGTTGAAGCTTGTGAGATAGCAAATAAAAATTTAAAAAAATATTTGTAAAATATTTGACAAGTTATCAAATAAATAAGAATAAATAACTATACTGAATTTAAGTGTTTTTTATAAAATCTTTTTTTAGTTTGAATCATATGATGGGGTAGCTTCCTTTCTTTCTTTCTCTCTCTCAAATAGCTACCCCTCTATGATTAATTATCTTTGTTCAATTGGCTTAAAGTCATGTAATTTAAGCTTATTTAACTTCTTCCTGTCTTTTAAAGCTGCATTAAATATTTCTTTATTGCGATAATATTTAACTACAGGAACTTTAAACATAACAATAGGAGTTGTTAAATATTTAGTTTTTTTAAACATATTTCTCTCCTTTGATTCGTTAGAATCAGTTGATAACAGTATTAAATACTATCGCTAACAAGATTACAACCACAAATATATAAGGAAAATGGCTAAATAAAACTAAATATTCAAAGACAGTTATCTCAGAAATACTATCTGAACTAGCTCAAGGTAAATCTATAAGATCATGTCTTTCACCAATTAATAAATTACCTGAAAGACCATGTTGGGAAACATTTAGAACTTGGATGAGAGATATGAGTAAATATCCTTCATTAAGAACTGAATATGAGAATGCTAAAACAGATGGTATTGAGTATTTATTGTCTGATGCACAAGATTTATTAAATGAAAGTATTGCTAACAGTAAGTTAGTGGACAAAACAGATTTAGGTAAAACACATTTGATTAAAGCATTTGTTGATTTAAGTAAGTGGAAAAGTGAACGAATTGCTCCCAAATATTATGCAAAAAGGGATGCAACTACACTTAATTTTGATAAATCTACACCTCTTGTTGTTAAGTGGGATAAATAAAAGTGTTGAAATCACAGAGTATTTCGTAATGTTTTGTGAGTCTCAGATAAATCTAGCACAGAGAGTCTTATAGATAAAATGTTCTTAATTTGTTCTAGAATTATTCTAAAGTACAGATATTTATTAATCTAAGCTATACCAATTCTATACCTGGAACTTAAAAACATTAATACTCAAGGTAAAATAGCTAAAGCAACTGATTATGTATCAGTTTACAGATAAAACCTCAGAATTTGGGGGGTTTTGAACGAACCGATACCCCAAAGCTATATTGGAATAAAATTAAAAACTTAGGGGTAGTACACACAGTTAAACAAGGAATTTTATGTACGATTTTTTAGATGGCAACAAAGGTTATTCAGCNATCATATATGTAATGGAGTCTAGCAATAGTGTCGTAGTACACTTTTGGCGGATTTNANGATATTTCAGAATGCAAGAAGTTTTCACATCACCTTATGGATGATTTAGGCATTGAAAGCTTACTTGTTCCTAGAGGTGTAACAGTACACTAATTAGGGGGTTTTGTTTTAAAATGGCAAACATAGTCATTCCATACAAGCCAAGAGAATTACAGAAATTTTTTGCANAAGCAAATTGATAAGAACAGATTTAATGTTTTAGTATTACATCGTAGAGCTGGTAAGACAGTTATGACCATAAATCATATACTAAGAGCAGCTCTTACTAATCCCTTGCCCAACCCTAGATATGCTTTCATATCACCTACATTTAAACAAGGAAAGGCAACAGCTTGGGATTACATAAAACAGTACGCAGAAAAGATACCAGGCACTAAATTTAACGAAAGTGAACTTAGGTGCGATTTACCTAATGGTGCAAGGATAACAATTCTAGGTGCTGAGAACGATCAAAGTTTAAGGGGTATATTTTTAGATGGTTGTGTGTTTGATGAAACACAATCAATTAAGCCTACAATCTTTCCAGAGGTCATAAGACCAGCTTTGGCAGACAGAAAAGGTTGGTGTGTATTCATTGGGACTCCAAAAGGACGCAACCAATTTTACGAATTATACCAACAAGCAAAAGAAAACAAAGATTGGTATGCTTGTGTATTTAAGGCAAGTGAAACTAAAATTTTAGATGATGACGAATTAAAGGCAGCAAAAGATGTCATGTCTAAGGATTTATACGACCAAGAGTTTGAGTGTAGCTTTCAAGCTGCAATTACAGGTTCTTATTATGGTCAAATCATAGAAGGCTTGGCAAAAGATGGTAGAATTGGTGAAGTGCCTTACGATGATAACCTAGATGTAGAAACTTGGTGGGATTTAGGCATGAATGACCAAACATCCATTTGGTTTGTGCAAAGGTATAAAGGTGAAATTAGATTAATAGATTACTATGAAAATAGTGGCTATGGTTTAGATCATTACGCAAATGTTATTGACCAAAAAGGATTTGAGTATTCAAAACACATAGCTCCTTTTGATATTAATGTTAGGGAACTAGGTAATCTTGGTAAATCAAGATTAGAAAGTGCTTTAGAGCTAGGTATTGCTTTTGAAGTTGCTCCAAAAATATCTATTGAAGATGGAATTGAGGCAGTACGAAAATCTTTACCTAATTGTTGGTTTGATAAAGAAAAATGTAAAATAGGTATTGAGTATTTAAAGGCTTACCAAAAAAGGTGGGATGATAAAAACCAATGCTTTAAAAATAAACCCATGCACAATTACGCATCGCATTGTGCCGATAGTTTTAGGACTGGCATAATTGGACAAGGTGCTGAAATTTCAAATTGGAAAAAACAAGTTCCAATCAATACGAATTATATAGTTTAATATGGCAAAAGTTACAGAATTAGAATTAAAAGGAATAATACACTCAGAAATAAATAATGCGATAGGATTTATGGGCAGTAATTTATCTGCTCAAAGAAGAAAATCCCTTGAGTATTATATGGGTGATAAATTAGGTACAGAAATAGATGGCAGATCGCAAGTCGTATCTACTGATGTTGCTGATACTATTGAAACTATCTTACCTAACCTTTTAAGAATTTTTACATCATCAGATCAAGTAGTTAGATGCGAACCTGTTAAATCTGAGGATGTTGCATTAGCAGATCAAGCTACAAATTACATAAATTACATTTTTAATAAAGATAATGCTGGTTTTTCTATTTTATATACTTGGTTTAAAGATGCTTTATTAGAAAAAAATGGAATTGTTAAAGTTTTTTGGGATGAAAGCCAAAAAGTTGAGCAAGAAACATATCAAAATTTAAACGAACAAGAATATCAAATACTTTTAAACGATGAAAGTGTTGAAATAATAGAAAAAGAGTCTTTTGTTGATGAAAAAATGAAAGAAGCGATGGCAGCATTAGCTGCTGAAGCTGAAGCACAAGGTCGATTGGTTGGAGATGAGCCAGAACCAATGCTTTATAACTGTGTTGCTAAAAGAACATCAATGGGTGGCAAGGTTAAAATAGAAAATGTACCACCTGAAGAATTTTTAATACAAAAAACTGCAAAATCAATTGAAGATGCAAGTTTTGTAGCTCATAGAGTTTTAAAAACTAGATCCGATTTAATTGAAATGGGTTATGACAGAGAAGTTGTTGAAAATTTACCTACTTCAAACAATGCTATTTTAAATAGCGAAAGAATTACAAGATACAAAGACATAGACCAAGCACCATTTACAAATGCCCCTGATAACGCAACGCAAGAAATAGAAATTTATGAATGTTATGTCAGAGCAGATATGGATGATGATGGGGTTGCAGAATTAAGAAAAGTTTGTGTAGCTGGTTCTGGTAGTTATGAAGTGTTAGAAAATTATCCTTGCGATCATATTCCTTTTTGTTCATTAACTCCAATTCCAATGCCACATAGATTTTATGGCAGATCAGTTTCTGAGTTAGTAGAAGATGTGCAATTAGTTAAATCAACTGTAATGCGACAGTTACTAGACAATATGTATTTAACTAATAACAACAGAGTTGCCATAATGGATGGCATGGTTAATTTGGATGACCTTTTAACTTCAAGACCTGGAGGAGTTGTAAGGACTAAACAACCACCATCACAAGTTATGTTGCCAATGCAATCGCAAACTATATCGCAACAAGCTTTTCCATTATTAGAATACTTAGATACTGTTAGAGAAACTAGAACTGGTGTTACTAGATACAATCAAGGTTTAGATGCAGATAGTTTAAATAAAACTGCAACTGGTGTTAATGCAATAATGACTCAATCTCAAATGAGAATGGAGTTGATTGCTAGAGTATTTGCTGAAACAGGAATTAAAGATTTATTTAGAAGAATATTTGAGCTTACTTGTAAGTATCAAGACAAAGAAAGAATTGTAGAATTAAATAATCAGTTCATACCAGTAAAACCTACTGAGTGGAGAAATAAATATAATATTTCAATAGTAGTAGGATTAGGAAGTGGCTCTAAAGAACAACAAATATTAATGCTAAATAATATTTTAGAAAGACAACTACAAGCTTTCCAATTGCAAGGCAATAGAGAGTACCCAATGGTTAGTCTTAAAAATATTTATAATAGTTTAGCTAAAATTATTGAAAACGCAGGATTAAAAAATGTAGAAAATTATTTTGTTAATCCTGATATGGGTAAAGAGATGGTTACACCACCACCTCCACCACCATTAACTCCAATTGAAAAAATTGAATTTAAACGAATAGCAAGTGAAGAACAAAGAAAAGTTGCAGAACTTGAAATTGAACTGAAAAAAGTTAAATCTCAAAATGCAGAAATTCTTTACGATAACGAAATTAAATTAAAAGAATTAGAATTAAAATACAACGCACAAATAGATTCACAACAAATAAAAGCCGATGCTGATTTAAACAAAATGTTAGTTGCAGAATCAACAAAAGATTTTAGACAAGCAGCAAAAGAATCACAGGCAATACAAGATGAAGTGAGCAAATTATATGGACAAGGATCAACAGGCAAAACTCCAACAGGAACTGAGCCAGTCGAACAAAGCTAAACAACTTTTAGACAATCCTTTGTTAAAAGATGCCTTTGGTAATTTAAAAAAACTTTATTCAGAAAGTTTATTTAATACTGGAGCAAAAGAAAAAGAAACTAGAGAAATGCTTTGGTTAGCTTTTAATGTTGTCGGTAAAGTAGAACAACATTTAGCAGAAATTTTAGATACAGGAAAATTAGCTTCTAAACAATTAGAAGATTTTCGTAAAAGTATTAAAAACCAAAAATTCTAATCAAAATGGTTAGGATAAGTCAACCTCATAAGAGGAACTTAACTTAAAAGGAAAAACAATGTCAGACAATCAAGCCAACCCAACTAAGGGAGCTGAAACTGATTTGCAAAAAGCTGCAAAATCAATTACAGGTTTGTTAAATCCAGTTGCAGAAGAAAAAAAAACTGATACAACAAACATCCCTGAACAAGAACAAAAACAGGAAGAACAAAATTCTCCTGAACCAGTTAAAGAGGAATCTTCAACAGAAGAACAACCTTTGGAACAGGAAATAAAGGAAGAAGAATCTAACGATGAAACTTCCGAAGAAGTATCTCAAGAACAAACAAATGAGATTCAACAAGAACATGATTCCACCTACAAGGTAAAAGTTGCAGGTCAAGAATTAGATGTTACCTTAGACGAATTAAAAAATGGTTACTCAAGAGATGCCGACTATAGACGAAAGACTGAAGAACTTTCTTACGATAAGAAACAATTTATGTCTGAGTCTGAAAAGCAAAGACAAAACTATTCCTCAAAACTTAATGAGGCTAATCAGTTACTGTCAGTAGCTCAACAACAATTACAAACAGAGATTAATTCTTCTGATTTGGAAAGGTTGTACGAAGAAGATCCAACTGAAGCTGCAAGGATTGAACATAGACTAAGGAGAAAGCAAGAAAAGCTTAATCAAGCTATGGAAAAAACGCAATCGGAGCAGAGAAAGCAATTTGAAGGTTTTTTAAGCGATCAAAAAAAACAATTGGCATCAAAAATGCCAGAATTTTCTGATCCTGCAAAAGCTAGTCAATTAGCATCTTCTATGAAAACTACTTTGAATAACTATGGTTTTAATGACCAAGAAATTTCACAAGTATATGACCATAGAATAGTTATGTTGGTCAACGATGCCATGAAGTATCGAAAAATGCAAAATTCAAAACCGAATTTAGCAAAAAAGATTACTAAACCTGGTAGAGTTTTTTCTTCTGGAGTTAAAAAAGACAAAGCTGAAATAAATCTTACTAAGCGAAAGGAAAAGTTAGGTCGTTTAAAAAAGACTGGAAGTATCAAAGATGCAACCAGTATATTTTTAGACATGGTTAACAATAAACAACAATAACATAGGAGA